ACGATGAAGGGGCAGAGCCTCCAGTTCTCCGAAGCCGACGTCTCGCGCATGGCCCAGGTCTACGACCCGGCCGTTCACGAAGCGCCGCTCGTGGTGGGGCACCCTTCCGCCGACGCGCCCGCGTATGGGTTCGTGGCGTCGCTGAGCGCTGCAGGCGACGGGCAGCTGCACGCCACGCCGCACCAGGTCAACGCTGACTTCGCCGAGCTTGTGGCCAGCGGCACCTACAAGCACGTGTCGGCGTCGTTCTACACGCCGGGCTCGCCGGGGCACCCGCTCAAGGGGCAAGCGGGCGAAGACGCCTACTACCTGCGCCACGTCGGCTTCCTCGGCGCACAGCCGCCCGCCATCAAGGGCCTGCAGCCGGTGGAGTTCGCCGACGGCGAGGAGGGCGTGGTCGAGTTCTCCGAGGCGTGGAACCCTGCGCCGGGCGTGCTCGCCCGCTTCCTCCGCCGCCTCCGCGAAACGTGGGTGGACGAGAAGGGCGTCGAGGCCGCCGACAAGCTGCTCCCGCCCTACGAGATCGAGTCGCTCGAACGGGCGGCTGCCGAGTCCGACGTCCGCCAGCAGCTCGCGTGGGAGAAGGAACGTGGCCTGACGCCTGCCTTCGCCGAAGTGGCCAAGGCTATGGATGGCGCGGCCCAAGCGGCAGGAAAAGCCACCGATGCCGTGGCCGACCTCGTAGGCAGCGCCGCGTTTGCCGAGGCCGCCGCCGCCCTTGCCAGGCGCGAGGCCGAGCTCGCCGAGCGCGAGGCCGCGATCGCGTCCCAAGCCGCCCAGCAGGAACTGGCGGCTGCCGAGGCCGTCGCCGCGCAGCGCGTCGCCGAGCACGCGGCCTTTGCCGAGCGCTTGGCTTCGACTGCCGTAGCCGCCATCTTGCCGCGCGACGTGCCGGTAGTGGCGGCCATTCTTGGCGCAGTTGAGGGTGGCGCTCCGGCCACGGTGTCCTTCGGCGAGGGCGAGGAGGTCGCCACGGGCGACGCCGTCCGGCGCTTCCTTGAAGGGCTGCCGCGCGTCGTTGAATACGGTGAGCTCAGCGCCGACCGCTCGGCGACCCAGCCCCCGGCGCTTGACTTGGCCGATCCGCGCGCCATTGCCGACGCCGCCGTCGCCTTCCAAGAATCCGCCGCCGCCGCCGGGCGCGTCGTCTCGACGTCCGTCGCCGTCGCCCACGTCATGGCCAGCGCCGCAGGCTGAGCCACTTCTGTCCACCCTTCCTCTTTTCGACCTGAGATGCACACTCCCGGCCTCATTAAGTCCCATTCGGCAGGCGGCGCGATTGCTGCCCGCCGCATCGTCAAGCACGGCGCGACCGACGGCACGGCCACCCAAGCGGGGGCCAGCACCGACCTGCTGCTCGGCGTCACCACGGCCATCGGCGCGAGCGCCATCGGCGAGCGCGTCGACGTCGTGCTCACAGGCACCGCAGACGTCGAGTACGGCGCGGTCGTCACGCGCGGCCAGCTGCTCACCGCCGACGCCAGCGGCAAGGCCATCCCGGCGGCGCCGGCGGCGGGCGCGAACGTCCGCACGATCGGCGTGGCGCTCGTCTCCGGCGTCGCGGGCGACATCGGCACCGCGCTCCTCAGCCCCGGCTCCATGCAGGGCTGATCCAGCCCTGATCTACCTCCGACCCTTTTTTCTTTCCGACCCATGCGTCTGATCCTTCCCATCGTGCGGGCCGCGCTGGCCTGCATCGTCCTCTTGGCGTTCGCCCTCGCGGCGGTGCCCTCTCTCGCGGCCCACGTGCCGTGGGCGGCAGACCTCGGGCTCATGTCCCAAGGGGGCCTGTCGCTCGCCGTCGTCGCGGCTTTCCCGACGTCCCCTGAGCTCATCGCCACCGCGATGGCGTACCGCAACAAACGGCTGATCGCCGACAGCGTGCTGCCGCGCCTGCCGGTGGGCAAGCAGGAGTTCAAGTACTACACGTGGAACCTCGGCGAGGGCTTTACCATCCCGAACACGGCGGTGGGGCGCACGAGCAAGCCCAACGAGGTCGAATTTTCGGCCACCGAGACGCCGAGCGCGACGCTCGACTACGCCCTCGACGACCCGATTCCGCAGGCCGACCTCGACAACGCGCCCACCGGCATCAACCCGCGCAGCCGCGCCACCGAGGGCCTCACCGACCTCATCCTGCTCGATCGCGAGGTGCGCACCGCGGGCGTGGTGTTCAACGCGAACACGTACGGCGCGGCCAACAAGGTCACGCTCGCAGGGACGAGCCAGTTCTCCGACACCACGTCCGACCCCATCGCCACCATCCAGGCGGGCCTCGACGCCCTCTTGGTTCGGCCCAACGTGATGGTGATCGGACGCCCGGCGTGGAGCGTGCTCGCGCGCCATCCGAAGATCGTGGCCGCCGTCAACCGCAACGCCGGGCAGAGCGGCATTGCCGCTGCGCAGGCCGTGGCCGATCTGTTCGAGTTGGAGGAGATCCTCGTCGGCGAGGCGTTCCTCAACACCGCCAAGCGTGGGCAGGCCGCGAACCTCTCGCGCGTGTGGGGCAAGCACATCGCGCTCATCTACCGCGACACGCTCGCTGCGCCCAACGCCAGCCAGAGCCGGATGACCTTCGGGTTTACGGCCCAGTGGGGCGACCGTGTGGCTGGCTCCAACCCCGACCCGAACATCGGCATGCGCGGCGGCGAGCGCGTGCGCGTGGGCGAGTCGGTGAAGGAAGAGATCTGCGCCGCAGCCCTCGGCTACTTCATCCAGAACGCCGTCGCGTAGGCGTGTCCGCATCCGCTCAACGTCAGCGGTAGGGCTTAGCCCATTAGCACCAGACGTGACAGCTCGGAGAGACGAGCACCTTTCTACCCCTCTCATCCCACTTCGCACCACCATGGCTCGCAACGAGCGCTTCTTCCGCTACGCGCCTCGCCTCGAGGACGCACACGGCACGCACCTTACCCCCGGCGACAAGCTCGAACTCCGCGTCGGAGACGAAACCTGTACCGGGACGCTCACCGTCGAGGAGGTCTACGTCGTCCGCCTCGACCAGCCGACCAGCGACGGGGTCGTCACCCAAACGCTCTCGCACCGCCCCAACGAGCGGTTGAAGGAGCAGAACGCCCGCCGCCTCGACGGCTGAAACTCCGCCTCGGGATACCGAACGCCGGGTAACCAGGGGCAAGGGAGCGACAGCGCGTGACAGGCCGGAGAGACGGCCACCCCTGCGGGGATAGTTCAGCTGGCAGAACGCCGCGCCTCCGACGCGGAAGCCGAGGGTCCGAGCCCCTCTCCCCGCTCCCACCTTTCCATCCAACCTCGACCCATGGCCGACGACCAGAACAAGGACAAACCGTCCACCACGCCCAAGAAGACGCGCTACACGGCGCTCTCGCCCATCAACTTCAACAAGAAGCCCTACGAGCTGGGCGACACGCTGACCCTCACCGACGAGGAGGCCGCGCCGCTCATCGCCGTGGCCGCTATCGAGGAGGCGAAGTAAGATGCTCGCTACCGCCGCCCTGCTGGAAAGCCTGTTTGAGGTGTCCGAGATCGAGCACCTCACCGGCGAGACGCACGACACGCCCGAGTACGACGCCCGTGTGGCGTCGGCGCTTCGGACGGCCAGCGGCGAGGCCGAAGGCTACCTGCAGGGCGTGGCGGCGCTCCCGCTCGCGAGCGTGCCCGAGGCGCTGGCGATCAAGGTGTGCCACCTCGCGCACTACTACCTCGACCTCGACAACCCGACCGACGGCGCGAAAGACCGCTACAAGGCGGCGATCCGCTTCCTCGAACGGGTGCAGGACGGCAAGGCATCGCTTGGCCTCACCGAGGCGGGCGACGCCGCGCCGGTCGAAGCCTCGGTCTTCTCGGACACCGGGGAGTCGTTCTTTGACGCGTCGGGCTTCTGATGGGCAGCTACTCCCGCCAGGCTCTCGTGGATGCGCTCGTGGCGCGGCTCGCCGAGCACATGGCCTTCGCGAAGATGGCCGTGGGCGCGTTCCCCGACGACCCGAAGGTCTACGAAGCGAAGTACCTCAAGCACAAGAACGGCGCCGTGCTCGTGGCCTACGAGGGCACGCGGCGCACCGGCGAGGAAGAAGTCCAGACGCCCCGCAGCGCCCGCCTCCAGGTTGTCGTGCTGGCCCGGTCGGGCAGCGAGGGGGCCGCGCCCTTCGAAGCGGTCGAGGCCATCGAGGAGCAGCTCGACGACGAGCGGGTGGTGCTCAGCGACGGCCACGCCTTCGACCTGTACGTCGAGGCCGACCTGTTCGACGAAGAAGAAAACCGCGTCACGTTCCACCTCGTCCGCCTCCGCGCCGACCTCGTCTGATCCCCACCTCGTCTAACCCTACCCCCGTGTCATGGCCAAAGACCAGCCCAAACCCGCCGCCCCGGCAGAGGAGGCCGCGCCGAAGCCGGCGCCCAAGCGCTACGTCCATGTGCTCACCGGCGCGGCGAGCTACACCCTCACGCGCGGGGCCCCGCACCGCGACCGCGTCACGCTCCAGCGCGGCGAGGCGATCAACCCGTACGCCGATCCGGCCTCGCTCTCCGAGGCCGACCGCAATCTCTTCACGCGCCAAGAGATTGTGCCTCACGACACCCCGTAAGGCGCTGTTCAACACCCTGTAAACGAAACGCCCACCATGGCTCAAATCGACAAGCGCAACACCGTCGAGCACCTCAACACCGGAGGCTCGCGCATCGGCCTCGCCGTCTACCTTCCCGCTCCCGTCGCCCTCGACATCTACGGCGCGGGCTCCGCCGCCGGGTGGTACGTCCCGTGGACGCTCGAGGGCGGCAAGATCAGCCATGTCGTCGAGTCCGAGCTCGACGAAGACGAGGCCGGGGAGCTCACCGGCGCGGTGATCGTCTCCTCCGAGAAGGCGATGCTCGAGAACGTCATCAAGGAGACGAGCGACGAAGCCGAAGACTTGATCGACAAGTACCTCTCGAAGGGCTTCTACAAGTACCGCTACCTCCTTCCTGTCAAGACGGCAGGCCAGGTGCGCGTGTACGGCTTCCAGAACGCCATCGTCGAGCCGGGCTGGGAGGTGGCCGTCGGCAAGGGCAAGCGCACCCGCCCGATCAAGATCACCGCGACCCGTAAGGACGACGTGCCCGCCTACGTCCGCCGCACCGTGGATAATGACCAGGACGCGTGGGACGGCGACCTCGTGCCGTTCAAGGACGTGCCGTAAGGGTTTCCGGGCAGCCTCGAAAAGGGGCCGGGGCTGCCGGGACGAGGGGCCGGGCCGTGCGGGTTGTTTTGACCGCGCGGCCCGGTTTTTTTGGGGATGGGTGCGGGTGAACGCGAGGGGATCTTTGGGGGAAGTTGGCGCACCCACCACACCTGCATGCCCACGCCCGCCCCCATCACCCTCGGCCGCGTCGAGCGCCTGCTCCGGCTGCGCCGCACGATTTTCGGCAACGTCCCGTCCGATCCCGCCCACGATACGCCCGTGCCCTTCGGCCGCGTCTCGGTGAACGACCAGGTTGCTTCCTCCGTGCCCACCGTGGACACGCATGAAGAGAGCGCCGAGGCCACGCACGCCGAGTTGGAGCGCGCCGCCGAAGTGGGGGCGTTCGTGGAGATGGGCGTGATCCTCTTCGACGTCAGCGCCGAGGAGGCGGCGGCCCTCGACCCGCTCGAGGTGGCCCTTGCCGTGCCCCCTTTTTTGACGGCGTCCACCGCGCCCATCTCCGCGCTCAAGCGCTACGGGAGCAGCTGGGCGTGATGGACGACGCCCCTGGCGACGCAGGCCCCAGCGATGTAGGGCTGCTCGCCACCGCCCTTGCCGCCGGCGGCGTGTGCAGCGCAGTAGAGGCGATGAAGATGCTTTACGACGAAGCCCTGCTGATGAACGTCCGCCTCGCCTACCGCTACGAACAAGAGCGCCAAGCGCTCGAAAAAACCTTGGACTGATGGCCCAAGTGGATCTGCTCGAACTCAAGGTGCTCTTCGGCGGCCTCGACGCTGCCGGACGGCAACTCCGCGCCGAACTCAAGAAGGCGCAGGCCGCAGGCGATGCCGACGCGGTTCGGAGCGCCCAGCGCCGACTGGCCGACATCGAGGCGGCCGAGACCCGGCAGCGCGAGCGCGGCCGCGACGCGCAGGTGAGGCTGATGGAGATGCAGAAACGCCTCGCCATCCAAGGCATCAAGGACGAGACGAAGCAGCGGGCGGCGATGGTGGAGGCGCAGTTCCAGATGGAGCGGAAGATGATCCAAGGGCTTCTGCGAGAACGCCTCAAGGCCGGGCAGATCACCCAGCAGCAGTTCAAAGATCAGTTCGCAGGGTTTGATCGCCAACTCGCCACCGTACGGGCCAACAAGCTCGCCGAAGTCCCCGGGCAAGCCGTGATGGGCAACAAGGGGCGGTTGATGGAGGCACTGGGCCTTGGCGGACTGGAGGCGCGCGGCGCGGCAATGGGGCTGAGCGGCACGGCGGCGATGGCCGTCGGCGGGGCCACGGTGGCCGTGGGGGCGCTCTCGGCGGCGTTTGTGGCGGCGGCCAAGACCGGCGCGGAGTTCGACGCCACGATGTCGCAGGTGGCCGCCAAGAGCGGAGCCAGCGAGGCCGACCTCGGTAAGCTCCGCGAGCAGGCGATGAGCCTCGGCGCATCCACCCAATTCTCGGCCACCGAAGTGGCCGAGGCGATGACCAACCTCGCGGCGGCGGGCATGTCCACCGACCAAATCATGGCGGCGGTGCCGGGCACGCTCGCACTCGCGGCCAGCGAGGGCATGGACCTCGCCGACGCGACGCTCATTGCCTCCGACACACTGACGCAGTTCGGCCTCGCTGCCGACCAAGCCGGGCGCGTTTCCGACGTGCTCGCTGCGGCTGCGTCTGGCTCGTCGGCGGGCGTAGCCCAGATGGGCAACTCGCTCAAGTACGCGGCGCCGGCGGCGGCGGCGCTCGGCATGAGCGTCGAGGAGACGAGCGCGGCCATTATGGGGCTTGCCCAAGCAGGCATCCGGGGCGAACAGGCAGGTACGACGATGCGTGGCGGGCTGCTCGCGCTCGTGAATCCGGGCAGGGAAGCGGCCGACGCGATGGAGCGCATCGGACTGCGCGTGACCGACAACGAGGGCAAGTTCAAGCCCTTCGCGCAGATCATCGGCGAGATGGCCGAGCGCACCGCCAAGATGACCGACGCGCAGCGGGCGCAAACCATCGCCCAGATCGTGGGGACCGAGGCGTCGAGCGGCTTCCTCGCGCTCCTTCGCGGGGGCAGCAAGGTGCTGCTGGATTACCAGACCCAGTTGGAGCACTCGACCGGCGCGGCGGCGGAGATGGCACGGGTGCAGAACGACAACATCAAGGGCGATCTCGAACAACTCGGCGGTGCGTGGGAGACGATCATGCTGCGGATGAACGACAGCACATCGGACTTCCAGCGCGGCGTGGTCCAGACAATGACAGGGCTGCTCGACGGATTGGGCGAGGCTATGCAAAGCGGCTACGACACCGCTGCTGCGCTGGAAGAGGTGGGCACGGCCCTTGATGCCAACGATGCGACGCTTCAGGCGCTGGGGCGTTTTCAGGAACTTCTGCGCGGAGGACAAACCGAAACGGAAGAATTTCGCGGCCTCACCGAGCGGTTAGCGGGGCAATTCCCGGGCCTGCGTTCACAGCTTGAGCAGAGCCGCGATAAGGTTCTCGAATATACCGGCGCCCTCATCGTAATGGCCAACGCCCAGCGTCAAGCGTTGTTGTGGGAGAAGCGCGACGCCATCATCAAGGGCGTAGAGCAGTTTGAGGAGGACGACCTAAGAGCACCCTACTTGGGCCAAAGCGTTACGCGGGCCACCAACCGCGCCGCCAGACTTCCTGGCCCATGGCTGCACAACGACGAGGGGATACTGGGTGAGCTTATAGACCGCATCGGTACGTGGCAAGCGCAGAATCGCGCGAGAAGCTGGGGGGCAGACTTAGCCACGATGACCACCCGTCGCGATATGACGGCACGCTCCCTCATTGGGCAGTTCACTGCCGACGATGGCACGTTTGATCGCAAATCCCTTTCTGATATTCTCGTTGCATCTGGCCGTACCGTGGCCGAAGCATCCCGCTTGGTGGATCGTCTCGTGCAGATGGCTCCGACAACCACGCTAACTCCCGCGCAAGGGAACGGAAATGGCAACGGAAATGGCAACGG